CGATCCAGGATTATGTTGCCGAGAAAGGAAAGGTGTTTATCTTCATGGGCGAGGGCCAGCATAAAATCAAGAGAAAAGCTGAGCAAATTGCATGTGATGAAGCAATTAGGTTTATTGAGGCAAACGATAAGGCGTAGGAAATCTGATTAGTACCGTTTTTGTAGTTTGGTTCTTATGCCTTTGGTTATAGTCCGTTTGGTTCTTATGCCTTTGGTTTTCGCCCTTTTGGTTTTATGTTTATTTTTCCCACCCGATTCATTTCTGCTTATAAAACGAAATGTAGAAATTGGGTCTCCTATATTTAACATTTTTTTAACAAAATTCATAGAAATGTTTCGCTCTTCTATGTTGACATTGTTATTTATATTTTCTTGTTCATATAATTCAAAAATGTAACGATGTGTTCCGGTCTTTGGCGGCGGAGCAGGGCCAGTATATAATAGTACGTCTTGTCCATTTTTAATATCATGAATTATATTTGTTACTATCCAATGAAACCGATTACCATATACCGAGTCCGGATCATACATCAGTAGCGTATACAATTTGTTATTTTCAAAAGAATATTTCACTTCAGGTTTAATCTGCGTTTCACTCGGTTTTAGAAATGCGTTATTATTTACAAATTTACTATTGTAGAATATTTCCATTTATAATATACCACAGTAAATAAAATACTTATAACAGTGATTTTGTTTTTAGTAATATATTAACATATATAAATGGCCAAACAATTTCATTCAAGAAGTCGATTAACTCGTAAGGCGCGACGTGGAGGGGATAGCTCGTCATTGGAAGCTCACACAAGTGAAGCCAGAATTTTTTCACGACCGACGAGTGCTAAGAGCAAGTCTAAATCTGCAAGCAAGAGTAAAAGTAAGTCTGCAAGCAAAAGTAAAAGCAAGAGCAAGTCTGCAAGCAAGAGCAAGTCTGCAAGCAAGAGCAAGTCTAAGAGCGCGGAAGAATCCGTAATTGACACATGCCCCGTCTGCTTTGAACATCTATCGACAAACCCCATTGTTACGACCAAATGCAATCACACTTTCCACGAGGAATGCCTAATTGGATGGTGCAGCGCGCAACGTGGCAACCAAACATGCCCCGTGTGCCGCCGGGACATTAAAGACACCTGCGACGCTATAGGACCATTTAATAGTAAGCAGATATTCCACTACATTGAGGATAGATGGTCGCCACGTCGTGCTGCTAATGATGAAATGGCAGCTCTCTTGATAGCCAATCCAAAATTTGACCCCAATGTGAGCGCATCATACCAAGACTCACCTGGGAAATTTTCACTATTCTGGCATCTTGCGCGCGACGATAACTGGGAGCTACTAAAGAAGTTGCTTGCTCGTCCAGACCTTGTAATCCCCGCTTCTGATGCAGCCGATTTTGCAGGGGAAAACAGAGTCCGTAAACTTCTTATAGAATACAAGAAAGTCCCCAAGGCGCTGAAAAAGCTGTGGATGTAATCTGTGTCCTATATTTATATGTTTGACTATTTTTTAATATAACCAGGTGCACTCCATGTAGCTACGCCCAACCGCAGATATAACACATTTATTATTTTCCATTTGTTAAATAATAAAAATTTATATATTCAAATTATATAAGCAATGAATCCTTTAGCCAAGTTAAAAGAAAAGTTGATGGTAAAACCTAATGTTGCAGATAGAGAACGAGTTGCTGTTATTATAAAAGGGACCAAGAAACTACAAAAACCGGTGAATGTGAATCCACAGGAGGCTACAAAGGCTGCCCCTTTAATTGTAGATGAAACCCAAACAGGCTTTAATCGCGACGATCTTTTCAAGAAGCTGGCCGAAAATAAAAAACTTTCTGTCACGGTAAAAAGAGTGGTTAAGGATTCTGAAGAGAGAACGGTAGTCCCAATGCCGGCTACTGCCAAGAAGGTAAAAAAATTGGAGACTAAAAAGCGGCTCGTCATTGAAGAAGATGGTGATGAGGACCTTGAAGCCGTTAATCCACCTGCTCCAAACGAAGAGGAGGCCGCTCTTGTATTGAAGCCAAAACCCGGTGCAGAGGAGGAAGTGGAGGAGGTTATTAAAATTACCGCACCCAAAAAGAAGACACGAATTACGAATAAGATTGAAAAGGGGGTCGCCGTGCTGGGGCCAGAAACGCTTGTTGAAATTGGAGAAACCTCGCTTGCAGACCGTTTGCCGCGCCCATCGCCTCCAGTATTAATCAAGGCATCAAGCTACTATATGAACAATCGGGAGATTTTCGTTAACTTTATCAATTCTCTCTTTGAACCATATCGCAAGGAGCTCGCCGAAAACAAGGACGCAATTTCGTGTGACACCATTGGTCAAACAGGAACGGATTTCTCTCTATTAACCCACCAGAAGATTGTCCGCGACTATATGAACCTCTATACTCCTTATCGCGGATTGCTGTTATACCACGGTCTTGGTTCCGGAAAAACGTGCACATCTATTGCAATAGCAGAGGGCATGAAAAGCGCAAAGCGCGTCATTATTTTGATACCTGCATCATTGCGTGCGAATTATGTTGAAGAGCTGAAAAAATGCGGCGACTTACTCTATAAGAGGAATCAATTCTGGGAGTGGATCAACACGGAGAATAATTTGCCGCTCCAAAAAACCATTTCTGCGCTGTTAAATTTGCCAGAAGATTTCATTATAAAAAACGGCGGCGCGTTCTTCGTTAACGTGAAAGAAAGTTCAAACTATCATACACTTGATGACGTTAAAAAGAAAATCCTTGAAGCCCAGCTGAACGAGATGATAAAACAGAAATATCAGTTTATAAATTATAACGGTCTACGCTCGCGACGCCTGGCCGAGATGACTTCTAACTTCACGCGGAATATATTTGATGATGCTGTTGTAATTATTGATGAGGCACACAATTTAATCAGCAGAATCGTGAATAAGCTTAAACGGGAAAAGGATGTACCAGAAGAAGAGAAGCGAAAAAAGAAGGAGGGTGCAAAGGAAGGAGAAAAAGAGGGCGCTGTAGATGAAGACAACCTGTTCGGTGAACACACCCCGCTCAATTTGGCCACTAAGTTGTATTACATGTTGTTGAGAGCGAAAAACGCACGCATTGTATTATTATCGGGAACTCCAGTTATCAATTATCCGAATGAGTTCGCCATCATGTTTAATATTCTGCGAGGTTATATCAAAACATGGAAAATCCCATTGGTAATTAAAACCGCCAACAAGATTGATAAACAGGCGCTTAATAACATGTTACTTGGCGAGAAGTCGCTGGACTATTTGGACTACTCACCCACCAGCAAAACGCTAACTATTACGCGAAACCCGTTTGGGTTTAAAAACAAGGTTAAAAAGGGTACCGGATATCAGGGGGTAACCAATGTCAAGAAAGACGAAATTGGCGATGCTGTGATGGACACCGAGTTCACCTCTGACGACGACTTTGAGAGAAAAATAATCAGTATTTTAAAGCGAAATGACATTGATATTGTTCCGCAGGGGGTCCGCGTCGTTAATAAAAAGGCGCTCCCAGATGACTTAACCACATTCTTGAATAACTACATTAATGATAGCGACAAGAAACTAAAAAACGTTGACGCATTAAAGCGAAGAATCATAGGCTTGTCCTCCTATTTTAGAAGTGCACAGGAGGGATTGCTCCCCCGGTATAGTAAACAACTCGGTGTTGATTATCACATAATTAGAATACCAATGAGCGATACACAATTTCGCATATACGAAGGTGCTCGTAAGGAGGAGAGAGAATACGAAAAGAAGAAGAGGGTACCATCCGATACTGCTGATTTGTTTGAGGAAAAGGCGTCTACCTATCGCATATTCTCCCGTTTATTCTGCAATTTTATAATGCCTGATAGGCCTGTCCCGTTCAGTAAGAGGAAAAAGGAGGGCGAGGAAGAGGGCAACGAGGTTGAAGCAAACGACATGGCACGTATAATTACAGAGGGTGCACGTGTTGAAGCGACACAAGACGTTGAGGACGAACGAGAGGGTGAAATTGAAGGCGATGAAATTCTTGAAGCGGTCGGCGGTATTTCCTACAAGGAGCGACTTGAAGCTGCCATAAAAAATATCAAGGAACATTCTGATGACTTTTTGACCCCCGAGGCGCTTCAAACTTATAGCCCAAAATTCCTGCACATGTTAGAAAATATTCAAGACGAGGACAATCAAGGTTTACACCTGGTGTATAGTCAATTTAGAACCGCCGAAGGAATAGGCATTTTTAGCATGGTTCTTGAAAAGAACGGGTTCGCCCGGTTCCGGATTAAGAAGACACCACTAAATGTGTGGGAAATTGATATACCCGATGTAGATGCAGGAAAACCTACCTATGCATTATATACCGGAACCGAAAGCAGCGAAGAAAAGGAAATATTGCGACATATCTATAATGGCGAATGGGGTCAGATCCCCGAAAGCATTGGTAGTGTATTAAAAGCGAAATACCATAACAATAATATGGGTGAGGTTATAAAGGTCTTCATGATTACATCGTCTGGTTCAGAAGGTATTAACTTGCGAAACACGCGGTTCGTTCATATTATGGAACCCTATTGGCATCCGGTGCGCTCAGAACAGGTTATTGGCCGTGCAAGACGTATTTGCAGTCACAAGGACCTACCGCCAGCTCTGCAAACCGTGGAGGTTTTCATCTACCTTATGATATTCTCGGAACCACAGTTAAAGTCAGACGAGGCGATTGAATTAAAGAGAAAGGATTTGAGCAAGGCTATACCCAAGGTTCCCATTACAAGCGACCAATACCTGTTTGAAATCTCGGAAATCAAGGCAGGGCTGACAGCCCAGCTTACTGACGCGGTTAAGGAGTCATCGTTTGACTGCTATATCTACTCAAATGGTAAATGTGTAAACTTCGGAGACCCATCAAACGATAAGTTCTCCTACGTACCCGGATTTACTGAACAGCAAAACGACTCGACTGTGCGTGCAAACAAAATGGCAATTGAGTGGGTTGGCAAACCAATTACGATTAATGGAGTCGAATATATATATAGACGGATCAGCAAGGATGTTTTAGATCTTTATGATATGGAGATTTATAAGCGAGCACAACTGGATGGCTCTATTGCGCCGTTAAAGGTCGGAACATATGAGATTAATGAGAAGGGAGAGAGGGTTGTAAAATTGGGCGGTCTCATTTAGCCGACATTAGTAACTCTATTAGTGCCTCCATTTTAGAAGCTAATGCTGCAATTTGCCTTTCCATATTGGCGAGTCTGTCTTCTTGCCGGGCCTCATGTAATGAAAGTTGTATGTTATTTTGTGCGGCAGGTTCAGGTACGACTCGTTTCAGCTTTTTAAAAATATTGGTCTCCAAGTCGTCGTCAGTCGACTCTAAATTACTTGCCGCGATTTCTTTGTTTACCCCCCATGTCACATTTTTCTTTCCTTGTTCGCCGCCACCTCCAAGTTGTTCGTCTAAGTTTAAGAACTTAAACCTCGATGCGCTACTCGTTGTGTCTTGCTGGGCGGGAAATTTATCAGTCTTGACAGATGTTTCTTGCGGTTTCAACCAATTACTTGTTTGATTTATATCTGATGTATAATTGCGGTTAATCTGTTCAACCTCATAGTTTCTTTTAGCCGTCATCTCCTTAATTAGCCTGTCCATCCCTTCTATTGGCTTGTCCTCAACTTTATCAGTGAAATCTGGAGCCTGCGGGGCAGTCAGGGTCATTGTGCGGGTAAACTCATCCTGACGTCGGCTTAAATCCTTTTCGAATTGCGATTG